CTCGGTAAGGTCTGACTTGAGAGCTTCGAGTTTATCAGGACCAACCTTTTCCTCAACAGCTTTCTGAAGGCTTTTCAGATTCTCATCAGCCTGATCAATGAACTTTTTCAATTCTTTTTCGTCCATTTTATGCAATTTTTTTGTTAAACAATGTGCTGTGCTTCAGGGCATATTCGACCGGCTCACTGAGAGTGAATGACTTCGGCTCCCGGAGTGATTCGAGATATTTCTGTACGGCAGCGATTTTTATTTCAAGTTTTTCAAAATATTCGTCTGAGAAATCCCCTTTTTTCAGGGATTCGAGTTTTTCAAGTATGGCAATGATCTGATCTTCTTTGAGGGTTTTCACATCCAAAACTTCTGTCAATGGATTGGCACCCCAGGAATTCAGTGAAGTGACCTCTTCAAGTTTAAGCTGTTTTAAGTGCTGGATCTTCCCTCCTTCGACCTCTTCAAATTCCGATTCGATAATATCATACCCGAAGGAATGTTCCGTTATGGCACCGGCTTTATATTCTTCATAGGTTTCTTTTCCCAGCTGTGTGCCAAGTATCAGTTTTGATACGGCTACCCCTCCTTTTTCGTCCTCAAAAAGATCCTGAAGCACGCCGGGAGTCTGATCCCAGCGATGGTTCTTAAAATGCCTGATACGCTTCTTATTGCTGTTTTTCCAGTCAGCAATAGTCTTTGAAAAGGCCCCTTTCTCGGTTATGTCACCGTCGGAGTCCACATTGCCAAAAAAAGCAAAATAGAACTTGACCATTCCCTTTTCGTCAAGGTCCTTTACTTCTGCTGAAATTGATTTGAATAACATATCTAAAAAGTTTTATATATTTCTGCACATTTACAATTCACCACTTCACCTGCTGGCAGGGAGGGGTCACCGGGATAATCTGCCGGGTATCCCCCCACATCGTATTTTTCACCTATGGCCCTCTGCTGGTCATGCAGTCCGGGATAAGCCACATGCCTATCATGACCACCTGGTGAAGTGATTCCGCTTGTCTGCCATATCTTTACAGATGCCCCTGCTTCCAATGCTCCTACATGGGACCCTTTATTTGAGGCCGTAAGCACTTCAGTCTGTGCTATCACCCGCGCACGGGCAAGCGTTGTCTTGACATAGGCACTCTTAAATTCCCTCTGGAACAACCGCGATGTCTCTTCAATGCTCAACCCTTCGGGTATTACCCTTGTCTCTGCCAGCTCCCGGAGGATCCTTATTGCAATATCCCTCGAGCTTCCCGTAATGCTTGTGATCCTTTCGCCTCCGTATTGAGTGATAAAAGAAAGCATCTCCTGTTCCCATACGCTTGTCAATAGATCCTTTCGAGCCTTCCCGGTAATCTCACTATGCGTTACTCTTGCAAAATCTTTTCCCGTCTCCGTGTAAAGCCTTTTGAAAACCTGTTTTATAGGTTCGGGATCAAGGCGCACCTCAATCTCTGAAGGCTTATACATTTCGAGTAATTTGATTATTGGAGCAATCTGTATTTTCAAAGAACGCTGAAAAGAAGCCATATACTTCCTTTCGTAAATTCGTCTGCGCCTGGCTGTGTTTATCCATGACATTATACCGCCTTAAGCCCTTTATAATCATCAATATTATGCTCCTTTAAAATCTTATTCACCTCGTCCATAGATATGTCCATACCTATTTCTTCTGCCGGAACAATATTAAATGGCAGATAGCTGCGATCCATTGCCGGATTATCAATAGTCTCAAGACCGAGTTTTTCAAATAACCTATTCGGAGGCATACCCCAGCGGACTGCAACTTCCAGCCATTGCGCAAGTTCTTTCTTATCATCCTGCAATTCAGGAATATCTGAATAGTCGGCCTTGATCTTTAAATCCTCTCCATAAGCAGGAACGATCATTGTATTCAGATAGGACAGCAATAATCCAAAATCCGGTATCAGACGGTTGGTATAAACCATCTTACGGGCTTCGCCCATATTTGTGAACGTAGTTCCTGCCACATCATTGAAAGCCTGTGAAGGCACTCCCAGGACATTACACAGTACTCTCAGGCCATGCTGTGACATTTCGAGTATCTGAAGGTCGCGGAAGTTTGAAAATCCCATAGGTATCCAATCATCAACACCAAATCCTAAAACCGGATAGCCGGCCCTGCGGGTATATTTCTGATTGCCATATTTTTTCTTCCATTCCCTCTCAAGATCAGCCTGTAATTCCTGAGAACGAATTTTATCATATTCTTCTGTCATCTTGAGGATACCGGGTGGAAGTCCTTTTGACAATGTATCAGCAACAGTCTGGTATCCCTGGTTCTCCGCTTCAATGATCAGTGCAGCAACCTTTAAAGGCGACATACCCATAAAATTCGCCCCTCCCTGGTATTGAAGATTAGGCATACGAACATGGATAACATCTTCAGCAGGGATCTTCTCTGTGGTAAGATTAATTTCAAGGGAATAAAATTTGATGGGGTCGCGCCATGATCCGGCTTCTATCTGAATATGCTGTGTAGGCATCATATATATGCCTCCGGGCATCAGCTTGCCTTTATCATTGCCACCTTGGATGCGCGGGGCATATTTTATAGCGTTCCCTGTTGTGAGGTAAAAAGTATACCATAGTTTGGCGAACTCCTGCCATATCTGATAGTTATTAGGCTGGCGAAGTATTTCGTAAAGAGGGCCTTCGGTTACCGGATCATCATCCTCACCCCGGACCAGGTCTTTAGGTATCTGGGAGAACATTGTTGAGAGTCGGTCAATGACTGAGAATACATCGGCATTTTTTTCATATCCTTCCTTGATGTAATCTTTAATATGGTAGTCTTTTTTAAGTGCCGTACCTGCTGTCAGATCATGAAACATCTGGCGATAGAACTGGTTTTGTTCTTCAACAGCATCGGTCAGTTCCTTGATTTCTGACCATGAAGCCCTGCGCTCAAATATTCTTTCTAAAAAACTCATTTTTTGAATTTGATTGGATTACAGTCATAACATAACCAATCCCTTTCTATAGGGAAAAATGATTTATATTCCTTCCCGCACTTCCTGCATTTATATGCACATTTAGTTCTACCCATCATGCAAAGCCTGATTGTATATTTTTCTTTAACATTAATTCAGTAAATAGCCATACTAAAGCATCTACTCTGTCAGGTGATTTATCATTACGTGCATCCCAGGTTGTCATTTGATCTTCAAGTTTATCTAATCTCCCTACATGATGAATTTTTCCTTGCTCATAAAGAGCGACAATCGGTTCAGCACGAATAATTTTACCACGTGTAGCATGTACTGATTTATATGCAACACTTTTATCTGTTATTCTGAGATTTGTTTCTACAAGATCACCTCCGTTATTTACTTCAGCCACTATCCTATCTGCTCCATATTTATGATAATTCATTATGGCACGTTCTGCCCATTTGCGCGGTGTGAATATCCCTGATGCATCATTGAGAACATATCCATGATTATCTATTCCCAGGCCTCCAATTAATATCCCTGTTTCGTCTGATTCTTTTGTAGCTGTTACAGCCGGATCAATAGCTACGATAATACGCTTTAAGTCCGGTGCATAATCCACCCGGTATTTGTCAATCATGGAATCATTCCATAAAGCCCCTTCAATATCATCCTGAAATTCACCATCAAGGAATCTTTTTCTTTGCCTGGCAGGGAGGGATTTTAATATTTCCTCAATATATCCTTTGGGTAAATTCTCAATATTGTGCTCCGGGTTAATAAGCATTGAAACATATTTATCCGGGTTACTGATTTTGCGTTCAGGAGCTTCAGGATTAACTTTTTCTATCCATAGCTTATATGACCAATGGGTTGTAGAAGGCGGGTTGCAATCAGCATAAATCTTGTTAATGAGCCGCGTTTTTTCTGCAAGCCTTGTTTTGCTGATCACATATTCGGGGTATCCTATCTGAGATATTTCATTCAAATAGATTGTAGAATATTCATTTCCGAGTATCTTTTCAGTACGCTCTTTATCATCCAGGCCACCAAACCAAAATTGACTTCTATTTGGAAATTCAATAAACCAATCGGATCTGTTTTCTTTATAAGGAACATCAGGGAAACACAAACTCATCATCTTTGGGAAGGAATCATGCCAGACAGATTGCTTAACATGATTAAAGGCATGCCGTAGAATAACATGCCTGGACTTTTCTTTTAATGATCTGATAACAATAGAGCGTAAGAAAATAAGCGTTTTACCGCTTCGGGAACCACCATACAAAAGAATGTGATTTGCTGGTGATGCCATTAAGCGGACAGCCTGAGCCTGAGTCTCAGTCTTTTCAAACGCTGTTATCGTCGCTGTCAACAGTAATATTGATATTAACGCTCTGATCGCCTTCCTGATTTGCACGTTGCTGTTTTGGTAAAATGTATTCCTGTAAGTCTTTCCATAAATCAACCCGGTCCTTATCTTTGATTGATCCAATGTCTTTTTCTAAACCCTTCTCAATCAGACCAATGATCTTTTCAATCATCTTTAATCTTTCTTCTGTTTTTATATTTCTTGATCCTTTTGGCCTACCAGAACTTAATTTATGACCTTTTTGAAAAGGCATACTATTTTATATTATTTTAATATATGTAGATATTTATAATTTAATACCTTAATCTCTTTTATTATTCTCTCGGTTTAAATCCCTGGATATTATTCCATTAACTATCTTTGGGATAGTTCAGACAAATAACAGCGACCACCCCTGTAATGGAAGAGGATTTTCTGAAAATTCATCCAGGTCGTGATTATAAACCGTAAATTCATCACACTACTACCTCCTACTGTTAAATTGTCCCACCCTTTTGTTTTGCCCGCAGGCTTCCGGTGGAGTGATAAGAACCGGAATATAAGGTCTGAATATATTTATATCTTAATATCCATTAATCCTATATCTGGACTTAATCCAAATAAAGACACAAGTTACAACGGAATAACTGATTTATTGTTACAAAAATGCAAAAAAGTTATTAACAATCAATTAAAAAGGGGCTCACTGCCTTGCAGGTCCCCTCTTCCGGGTCTTATTTGGATGCCCTGTTACCGCGAAATAAGTCGGTTTATTTCATCCCCCAAAAGTATAAATCTTCGTTTGTTTCCTGAAGTATAAATGATTTGAATTTGCCTTTGACAATTTTTCTGAAATCACACAGATCAACATTTTGGTAATAATCATTTGTGGCCAGGCTATCTTCAGGCTTATTTTTGAAGGTGCCATGCTCTTCCCTTTGCCCGGTTGCACAAGTTATGAGTAAGGCA